CTAGGGTTACCTGCCTACCTCTTGGTGACGGACAAAAGATCAGAGGGCAGAGGGCTAACGATATCATTAGTGACGAGTTCGCTTCTATTCCTCGCGATATCTTCGAGACTGTTGTGGCGGGTTTTGCTGCGGTAAGTTCAGACCCAATCGAGAATGTCAAAAGATTAGCCGCAGAGAAAAAAGCGAAACAACTAGGAGTTCAGATAGAAGATAAAGACGAAAACAAACTAGAAGATAAAGACAATCAAATTATATTGTCGGGTACTGCTTACTATGACTTTAATCACTTTGCCACATACTGGAAGAGGTGGAAATCTATAATAAACAGTCAAGGAGACCATGTAAAGTTAAGAGAGGTTTTTGGAGGAGACGATGTTCCTTCAAACTTTGACTGGACGGAATACTCCATAATGAGAATTCCATACGAGTTATTGCCAGAAGGTTTTATGGATGCCTCACAGGTCGCTAGATCCAAGGCGACTGTACACGCTGGTATTTATCAGATGGAGTTTGGAGCCGTGTTTACGCGCGATTCAGAGGGCTTCTTTAAGAGATCCTTGATAGAATCATGCGTAGTGGACGATAAAGAGACAACAAAAGACTCTAAAGGTAAAGATATTATCTTTGAGGCAAAACTTATGGGCGATAAAAACAAAAAATATGTTTTTGGTGTTGACCCCGCTTCTGAAGTTGATAATTTTTCTATTATAGTAATAGAGATAAATCATGACCATAGACGAATAGTTAATTGCTGGACAACAAATAGATCAGAACATAAAGAGAAAGTCAAAAGAGGATACTCCACAGAAACTGATTTTTATTCATATTGCGCTAGAAAGATACGAGATCTCATGAGGTTGTTCCCCTGCGTTCATATCGCAATGGATGCTCAAGGTGGAGGGATTGCAGTCATGGAGTCGCTACACGATAAAGACAAGATACAAGAAGGTGAGATAGAAATATGGCCGGTTATAGATGAAGATAAACCTAAAGACACAGACGACCAAAGAGGTTTACATATATTAGAAATGTGTCAATTTGCTAAGTACGATTGGTTAGCAGAAGCGAATCATGGGCTAAGGAAAGACCTAGAAGATCAAGTTATATTATTCCCTCGTTTTGACTCTGTTACTGTGGGTATATCTAATATAGATGATGGAATGAAAGGTAGAATGTACGACACACTAGAGGAATGTGTTATGGACATAGAAGAGCTTAAAGATGAGCTTTCTATGATCCAGATGACTCAAACCGCATCCGGTAGGGATAGGTGGGACACTCCTGAAGTTATCGTGGCAGCGGGAAAGAAAAGCAAAATGAGAAAGGACAGATATTCTTCTTTAATAATGGCAAACATGGCTGCAAGGAGGATAGCAAGAACTCCTACTCCAGAGGAATACGAATTCTTTGGAGGATTTGCTGGAACAATACCTAAAGATTCAAAGCAAAAAAAAGATCAGAATCTATACAGTGGTCCTAGTTGGTTTTCGGATAACATGAAAGATATTTATTAATTTGTGTATAATAAGATAACAATCCAATTGAATCCGATTATACACAAGGTTAAAAAATGCACGAAGATAAATCTCTGATTACTTGGAATGATTCGGACGCATCAAGCAAGGCTGTTGCGTTCCAGCAGTTTTCGGAAGCTGGTGATAGTTACGCAGGAGTAACAAAAGCAAACCACTATAGAGATTTTAAAGATATAGAATCAAATCGTTCCGTTCGTCCGGGTTTTAATTCTTCTGACTACTATGCTTTCAGACCAGAAGAACGTGTTCCTTACAGGCAAAAACGCGCCATCAAAATGTGCATGGACGCATACGAAAAAGTCGGAATCATTAGGAATGTAATTGATCTAATGGGTGACTTTGGCTGTCAAGGAATAAGCATTGTACATGAAAACAAAAGCGTAGAAAAATTCTACCAACAATGGTTCAAGAAGTGCGGAGGGAAAGAAAGATCTGAAAGATTTTTAAATCTACTTTACAGAGCAGGTCAGGTTCCTGTATATAGAAGTTACGCGAATCTTACTCCAGAGGTAGTAAAATACGTAAAGTCAATAGGAAGCGACATAACCGTAGAAGTGCCGCAGTTTGAAAAAAATCAAATACCTTGGAGATACAACTTTTTCAATCCAGTTTCTTTGGATGTAAAAGACAGTAATATCAATCTATTTTTAGGTACAAAAAATTTCCAAATATCACCTTCAAGTTTTCTAGATAACTTTAAAGACGGCTCTATCCCCGCCCACATGCTAGATACTCTTCCAGTAGACATAAAACAAAGAATCAAGAACGGAGAAAGGCAAATAACCTTAGACCCTGAAAGACTTTCTATGTTTTACTACAAAAAAGACGACTGGTCCAACTGGGCGAATCCATTAATATACGCAATCCTTGACGATATAATGATGCTTGAGAAAATGAGACTTGCTGATTTATCTGCTTTAGACGGTGCGATATCAAACATTAGACTATGGACTCTAGGAAATCTAGATCATAAAATACTACCCAATAAGTCAGCTATTAATAAACTTAGAGATATTTTAGCAAGCAATGTTGGAGGTGGTACTATGGAATTGGTTTGGGGTCCAGAGCTTTCTTATACGGAATCAAATAGTCAAGTCTACAAATTTCTGGGGTCTGAAAAGTATAATTCAGTATTAAATAGTATCTATGCTGGACTAGGTGTTCCTCCAACTCTAACTGGAATGGCGGGTAATGGCGGTGGATTTACAAATAACTTTATATCCTTAAAAACATTAGTAGAGAGACTACAATACGGTCGCGATCAATTAACTTCTTTCTGGGAGAACGAGTGCGAAATAGTTAGGAAAGCGATGGGATTTAGAAAATCACCACATATAACTTATGACCAGATGAGTCTTTCTGACGAGTCTTCTGAGAAAAACCTTCTTATACAACTTGCAGATAGAGACATAATATCCAATGAAACGGTACTTGAGAGGTTCAAAGAAATTCCCGGTGTTGAGAAAATGAGATTAAAAAGAGAAGATAAGCATAGAGAATCTGACAACCTACCAGAAAAAGCTAGTCCATTCCATAATCCAAATCATAATCAGGATATGGAAAAAATTGATAGACAAGGTGAAATAAACGAGAAGATTACAGAGAAGAAAGAAAAAGAAAAACCTATCAATCCTAATGGCAGACCTCCAGCAAAACTAGATCAAGGACCGAGAAAGAAAAGGGTAGATACTCCAAAGTCTAAACCGGGAGTGGCAGAGCTTATAACTTGGACTAACGAATCGTTTGATAAAATATCTGAACTGACTACTACTGCGTATTTAGGTGTTCTAAATAAGAAAAACATGAGAGGTCTCAGTAAAGACCAGTGTTCTGAATTAGAAGATTTAAAACTACACGTTCTAGCGAGCGTAGAGCCTATGTCTCAGATTACTGATACGATAATAATGAATACTATAGGGTCTTCAAAAAAAATGCCTCAGACCCTTCAAAAATTAATACAAGATTCTGAAATAGATCTAAAAAATTTAAATGTTGAAAACTTTAGAAGAAAGGCTATTTCGTGCTATATTCAGCATATTCTAGACAGTTAAATTCGGTTTTTATAAAAAAATAATGTTTTCGTGTATATTTATTGTAGAGGTAAAACATGACAATCAAAATATTCCAAAATGAAATAAACGACGGCATTGGCGAACTCGTAAAGAGTACGGCTAGCGTTGCGTATTGTTCTCAAGCTACTACCTTCAAAGGGCAGCAGTTTTCCGAGAAGCTTGCGAGCGCTATGGAAAATACAAAAGTTGCTGAAAAAATATTAGCAGAGAACAAAGACCAAATAGATCTCTATTATTTAGAGTCTGTTCTTGTGTCCTGCGGCTGGAACAAAAACGACGATGTGTTTCAAGCAGAACCTACTTGGGCTGCTAGAAACACCCCAGAAGACAAACAATTCAATTTTATGCACGATGAGAACGATATCATCGGACATATTACTGGTAGTTATGTTTTAACTAAAGACGGCAAGGCGGTAGCAGACAATGATCCCATGCCAGAAGACTTTGATATAATTACACAAGCTGTACTCTATAATAGCTGGACAAACAGCGAGAATAGAGAAAGAATGGATAAGATTATTGCAGAGATAGAAGACGGTAAATGGTACGTTTCGATGGAATGTCTATTTGCTGGATTTGACTATGCATTATCAAATGAAAGTGGATCTAAGAAAGTTTTAGCTAGAAATGAAGATTCATCATTTTTAACAAAACACCTTAGAGTTTACGGTGGAACAGGAGAGTATGAAGGATATAAAATAGGAAGGGCTTTGAATAACATTTCTTTTTCAGGCAAGGGTCTTGTATCAAAGCCAGCAAACCCAAGAAGTATAATTTTAAAAAGCATGGCTTTTAAATTAGATGATGACTCTAAATTCGATATAGGAGAATTAAACATGTCAGATAACGTAGCTGAAAAGCAATTAGCAGAAGTTCGTCAAGAACTAACTTCCGCAAAGGCTGAAAACGAAGCTATCAAGGCTAAAATTGAAGAAGCAAAAGACAAAGAATTTGCTTCTAAAGTAGAGGCTTTTGAAGCTACCGTAGAAGAAAAAGACGCAAGTATTGCTGAACTTGAAGAAAGTGTCAAAAGCACACAGGCTAGAGTAGCTGAACTTCAAGACGCTCTTGCAAAGTCTCAAGAAGATCTTTCTGTCGCAACCAAAGAAATGGACGACATGAAGAAAAAAGAGAAAATGGAAAAGCGTAAAGCTGCTCTTGTAGAAGCTGGTTTTGACCAAGAAGACCTTGACGAAACTTTGGCAGCATTCGATGCTGTTCAAGACGAAGCTTTTGACCTTGTTGTTGCGAAAGTCCTCAAGGCAAAAAAAGACAAAAAGGAAGACGAAGCTGAAGCGGCACTGCCTCCAGCGTTAAAAGAAGCAATAGAAAAGAAAAAAGAAAAAGAAGGTGAAGCAAAACCTAAAGCAGAAGAAGCAGAAGCAGAGGTTACACCTGAACTTCTTGAAAACGTAGAAACTTCCGAAGCAACACTGGTTGACTCAACTCCAGATGTTGATGAAGTAGAATCAACAAGAGCCAGCATCGCAGATTGGCTTTCCAGTAACGTACTTTCAACTAAATAATTTTAATACAGGAGATTAAACTATGGCTCTCAAAGCAGATAGATACGAAGAATCAACAGACATCAGCTTTTTCTATAATGCTGGTACTGCGACTCGCGGGGGCGTTGTTTGCCTTGCAGAGTTGGGCGCTTCTGGCGCAGCTATGGACCAAGGCGTAAATAAGGTTTCTTATCAAGCCGCTACGACTTCCGACGTTCCAGTCGGAATCCTTCTTAATGACGTTGTTAATAAGGATCTTACTAGAACTCACCTTAATCAATACAAGGATGAAGTTCAAAAGGGGGGTAAAGTTACCGTTCTTACTCGCGGATGGGTTGTTACAAGTAATGTAGAGGGAACTCCCGGCCCCGGCGATGTTGCCTATGCTTCAAATAGTGTTGCTGGATCAGTTGGTAATACGGCTGATGATGCAACTGGATCTGGTAACTTGGCGATTGGTCGTTGGATGTCTTCTAAGGACGCTGACGGTTATGCTAAACTTTATGTCAACCTGCCTAACTTCGGTGCTTAATCAATTAACAAGGAGAATAAAATAATGTCATATACAGAGAGACCAAGCGAAGAATTTATTTCAGTACTTCGCAAGTGCGGCGATTCCGATATGGATATAGCACTTGCAGCGCAAAGAGAATTTGCAAAAGCGTTAGAGTTACCTCTTCGCAAAGGCGTTCTTGTTGGAAATATTCTAGGTAATATTTTCGAGACTATCAATGTAGAGCCGGGAGGAAGCACTGAGTATCCTCTGGATCTTCTTTCTCCGGGACTTGAGGGCGAACATGTCGCATACACCAATCCCGGTCATGGTCGTGTTCCTGAAAGAGCGGTTGAGAGCGATTATGTCATGATTCCAACGTATAGCATTGCAAGTAGCATTGACTTCTTGCTTCGTTATGCTAGGGAAGCACGTTGGGACATTACTGCTCGCGCTATGCAGGTTCTTGAGGCAGGTTTTGTCAAGAAGATGAACGACGACGGCTGGCATACACTCCTAGCTGCTGGTGTTGACCGTAACATCTTGGTGTATGACGGAGATGCAACTGCCGGTATGTTCTCTAAGAGACTTGTTAGCTTGATGCAAACCGTCATGCGTCGTAACGCTGGTGGTAACACAGCGAGCGGAGACCGTGGTCGCCTCACAGATCTTTACGTTTCACCAGAAGCGTTGGAAGATGTACGCAACTGGGGATTCGATCAGATTTCTGACGCAACCAGAACTCAGATCTACAACGCTGGTGGAGATGGCGCTCCTATCACCAACATCTTTGGTGTAAATCTTCATGACTTAGACGAACTTGGAGAAGGCCAAGAGTATCAAGACTTCTTCTCTAATGGTCTTGGAGGCTCCGTTCAAGGTAGTGATTCTGAACTTATTGTTGGTCTTGACCAAGGCGCTAATGATAGTTTTGTCATGCCGATGAAACAGCAGGTTTCTATTCATGAAGACCCAGCACTACATCGCCAACAGAGAGTTGGTTGGTACGGGTTTGCTGAACTCGGTTTTGGCGTTCTTGACAATCGTAGAGTTGTTCTCGGAAGCTTCTAATTTATATTTATTATAGATTATCTCAAAGGCGGTCCAATTGGACCGCCTTTCTTTTTATGCCCATGTAAATAAAATGTGTATAATAGACTGTATATTTGAAATTAGGAACTTTTTTAGGAGTTTTAAAATGGCGCATATGTCAGACTATTTAGAATCTGGTCTACTTCACCATATATTTAGAGGTGGTACTTTTGCCAAACCTACAGGTATGGCTATAGCATTAACCAGCGGTGTCCCCGTAGAGTCTGGCGATGCTAAAAATTTAACAACGGGAGGCTTTTTAATGGAGCTTCCTAGTGGAGATCCATCTTTTGGTGACACTGGGTACAGAAGAGTAGAGTTAGGCCCACCCGCAGACAGTGGTAATATTACGTGGAAATTTTATGAAGACGATTTTAATGCCGGAAGTGGTGTTATTAAAAATTGCAATCCAGTATATTTTGGAACCGCTTTAACAGAGTGGGGTTGGGTTTCGGGCATTGCTCTCTGTGAAGATAGAGATTGGGGCGAGGGGAAATTAATCATGCAATCTCAGCTAGACAATCCAAGATACGTATTTAAGGGAGATTCTTTAAAGTTTGATGCAGAAAAACTAAGAATTCAATTCAAATAAGGCATAAAATATGACATCCCTATCTAGGCCAGAATTTAATTCTTTTATAGAATCAGTTCTGCCAGACAATTCTTCTAGACAAATATCAGCATCAGATTTAAGAAGTAGTTTCTTTAATCTAGCAGACTCCATATCTAATTTTAACGCTAATATCAACATAAAATCGTTAAACTTTGGAACAGAGTCTCTAAGAACTACTTTTGCGGGAGAAGATTCTCTTGTAAGAAAAGGCAGTGTGGGCTTTGCAACTCAAGACAACTCAGCCTATGGGTATGCGTCTTTACAGCTA